CAACTATAAGTATAAAGCGTAATGTAAATGGCCCTAATGGTATGGTGCGTAAAGCTCCTAAGCTACTGGATAAAAACAAGAACGAACTTGATTGCCTTGTTGGTAATGGTTCTAAGGTTAAGGTTCAGTGCAAGCCGTGGGAAATAAACCGCAATGGTCAAGCGTTCAAAGGTCTTGAGTTACAGGCAGTACAGGTAATAGACCTAGTACAGTACAGCTCAGGAGATGGCGATGAGTTTGACGCTATTACAGATTTAGAAACTGAGGTGGATGAACTATGAGTCAAGGTAATGTAGCGTATGTACTTGATGATGTATCTTACGAAGCTAGTAAGTTTACTGATGAAGGTAAGATAGTGTTTGCTAGACTTGTTGAAGTGCAGAAAGATATACAAAATCTTAATAGAAAGATAGAGATATTACAGGCTGCTGCTATTACATTAAACATAAAAATAAAAGACCAACTAACGGAGGACATGCAAACTACTGTAGAGGATGCAGAACAAGTAGCATCTTAACTGAATGACCTTGGCAAGTCGGTAAACTGCCTTTACTTTATAGGAGATTACACGATGGCTTTTGTTAAGTACCATCAACCATGTTATTTATGTGACTCCAGCGATGCGGTATCTGTCAACGATGATGGTAGTGCATATTGTTTTAGTTGCGATAAACGAATACCAGACTACGAAGTAAAAGAAGGAGCAGATAAAAATATTGTACAGGAAATAAAAGTGCATAGAACAAACTCAGTAAATGAAATTGAAGGAGAGTTCTTAGCTCTTAATGACAGAGGTATTTCTCTAGCAACCGCTAAGAAATATAATGTTAAATCAACTACAAACCAGAATGGTGATGTAGTCCAACACTTCTACCCATACTGCATAGCTTCAGAAGTTACAAGCTATAAGGTTCGGGGTGAAGGCAAACACTTTACATGGCGCGGTAGCTCTCAAGGCACTGGTCTGTTTGGTGAATCCGCTTTCAAAGATAGCGGTAAGTTTATTACATTAGTCGAGGGCGAATGTGATGCGATGGCAGCGTATGAATTACTAGGTTCTAAGTGGCCTGTAGTTAGTGTTAAGTCAGGTGCAGCAGGAGCAGCTAGGGATGTTAAAAATTCACTGGAGTTTCTAGAAAAGTTTGACTGTGTAGTAATTAACTTTGACAATGATAAAGCAGGGCGTGAGGGTGCAAAGGCTGTAGCTAGATTACTAACACCTAGCAAGGCTAAGATACTTACAATGCCAGATGACTTTAAAGATGCTAACGAAATGCTCAGAGCTAAACGGGCACAAGCCTATGTAGATGCTTGGTGGGGTGCGAAGTTATATACACCATCAGGAGTTCTTAATATATCTGAACAGAAGTTAGACTTTAATAATCGTGAGCAACGTGAGAGCATACCCTACCCTTGGGCTGGTCTTAATAAAAAACTATACGGCATGAGACGAGGTGAGCTTGTGACACTGACAGGTGGTACAGGGCTTGGTAAGTCTAGTATTACCCGTGAGTTAGAACACTGGTTAATCACTCACACCAAGGACAACGTAGGTATCATAGCATTAGAGGAAGATTGGAGACGTACTGTTGACGGTATACTTTCAATCGAAGCAAACGCTAGACTTTACATTGACCAAGAGCGTGAGCAGTTCTCAGAAGATGACCTTAATAAATACTTTGATAATATTTATGGCGGTGAAAATAAAGATAGGGTGTGGATACACAGTCACTTCGGCATTACTAACATTGATGAAATCTTTAGTAAGTTAAGATTTTTAATTGTTGGTTGTGGTTGTAAGTGGGTATTCGTAGACCACCTACACATGCTTGTTAGCTCTATGTCGGAAGGCGATGAGCGCAGGGCTATAGATAATATCATGACTAGGCTCAGAAGTATTGTTGAGGAGACAGGTGTAGGGCTAGTACTTGTTAGTCACTTACGTAGAGTAGATGGTAATCGAGGACATGAGAATGGTATCTCGGTAAGTCTATCACACCTACGTGGCTCGCAAAGTATTGCTCAGTTATCTGATTGCGTTATAGCTTTAGAGCGTGACCAGCAATCCGATGACCCCGAAGAAGCTAATACCACACACATGAGGGTACTTAAATCTAGGTACACTGGTGATGTAGGTATGGGTACTCACTTGCTTTATGACAGAGAAACTGGTAGACTTCGGGAAACATTCATTGATGCTGACAACGAGGTAGATGAGTTATGAAATCTTTAGTATTCGATATTGAAACTGACGGGTTACAGCCTACAAAAGTTTACTGTATGTCTGTCCTCGATGTTGAAACTCAAGAGCAGTTTAATTTTAATCCAAAGAAACTAAGTGAAGGAGTTAAGTTATTACAAGAAGCAGATAAGTTAATTGGTCATAACATTATTGGATTTGATATACCAGTAGTCAAAAGGTTATTGAACGCTGACTTATCAGATAAGAAGTTAGTTGACACACTAGTGCTTTCTAGATTGTTTAATCCAGTACGAGCATCGCATAGCTTACAGGCTTGGGGATACAAGTTACAGTTTCCTAAGATAGAGTTCGATGACTATACTAGATACTCAGAAGAGATGATGAAGTACTGCGCTCAGGATGTATTCTTAAACTATAAAGTTTATGAAGAACTTAAACGTGAGAGCAGGGGATTCACTGGTGAAAGTGTTAATGTTGAGATGGATACTTATAAAATTACTACAGCTCAAAAAGACTATGGCTTTATGTTAGATAAAGATAAAGCTAACAAGTTGTTGGAGGAACTGACCAGTGAGCTTAACAGCACTCAAGAGGTTGTGCATAAAACATTTACTCCTAAGATAAATGAAAGGGTAATCTACCCACAGCACACACATGATGGAGTGTTACGTAAGTTAGGTATAGATAAAGATGGCAAGCAAGCCAGACTGTCTGATGAGGAGTATAATATATTTAAAGATTGTACTGCTTCAGAGATTGTACGAACTGCAAAGGAAGAATTTAATTTAAGTTCTCGACAGCAGATAGGTACATACTTACAGGAGTTTGGTTGGAAGCCTAAAGTGTTTACACCTACAGGGCAGCCAAAGGTTGACGAGAAAATACTAGCTACTGTTAAGGACATACCCGAAGCAGCAATGATAGCTAACTATTTAATGTTACAGAAACGGATAGCGCAAATACAGTCGTGGTTATCTTTTTTAGATGGTGACAGAGTGCATGGCTCAGTTATATCTAATGGTACTATTACTGGCAGAATGTCGCACCGTGACCCTAACATGGCTCAGATACCTAGCCTATCATCTCCCTACGGTAAGGAGTGTAGAGCTTGCTGGACAGTTCCTAGGGGCTATAAGTTAGTAGGTGTGGATGCTAGTGGTCTTGAGCTACGGATGCTTGCACACTATCTTAATGACAAGGAGTTTATAAATGACATACTCAACGGAGACATACACACAGCTAATCAAGCAAGGGCGGGATTGCAATCAAGATCTCAGGCTAAAACTTTCATCTATGCATTCTTGTACGGAGCAGGAGATGCAAAGATTGGACAAGTGGTTGGAGGAAACAAAGCTCAAGGTAAACGAGTTAAGCAATCTTTTCTCAATAATTTCCCATCACTTAAGTCTTTTAGAAATAGAGTTAAGAGAGAAGCAGATCAAAGAGGTTACATCAAAGCTCTAGATGGACGTAAAGTATTTATACGTAGCTCACATGCTGCATTAAATTCTTTACTGCAAAGTGCTGGAGCTATCGTTATGAAGCGAGCTTTGGTTATACTTAATAATAAATTACTTTCGAGCGACATTGATGCTCACGTTGTAGCAAATGTGCATGACGAGTGGCAGATAGAAACTTGGGAGAATGACGTAGATAAGCTAGGTTCTATGGCGGTTGACTCCATTGTAGAAGCTGGTGTATACTATAAACTAAAGTGTCCGATGGATGCTGAATATAAAATAGGAGATAACTGGAGTGACACACACTAACGTAATAGCAATGACTAGAAAAGAAAGATATGATCTTGTTGAATCTAATCCGCAGAGTAAAGATTATAAATTATCTATACTAAGGGCTGCTAAAAGGCGAGCAAGAAAAAGAAACATATTCTTTGACTTAACTGTTGATGATATACATGTAAGTACACATTGCCCCATACTAGGTACTATGCTTGAGGTCGGGTCAGACAACTGGCAGAACTCTCCAAGCCTAGACAGGATTGATAACAATAGAGGGTATGAACCTGACAATGTTATGGTAGTATCTATGATGGCTAACTCAATTAAGAACCAAGCTACACCTACACAAATAAGAAAGGTTGCAGACTTCTATGAAAAACTCTACGCAGAAAAACTTATCAACATTAGTTAATGATATATATGATACTGTATCTGATTTAAATATAGGAGAAAAACAAATACCTGATGAGCTGTTAGCTGATGTTACAGCAGGCATAGGTAATGCTATAATTGAATGGGCAACTCCGAGGGATAGAAGCAATTCTGTCCTTCGGATGTCGAGCATTGGTAAACCTTCAAGACAGTTATACTACGCAGATAAGTATAAAGAAAGTTCCCCGCCTGACGCAGCTACTTTAATTAAGTTTTTGTATGGTCACATACTTGAGGAGCTGCTTTTATTTTTAGTTAAACTAGCAGGTCACGAAGTTACTGACCAACAAAAAGAAGTTAATGTTAAAAACATCAAAGGTCATATGGACTGTAAGATTGATGGCGAGGTTATAGATGTTAAGAGTGCTTCTGGCTTTTCATTTAAAAAGTTTCAGCAAGGAACTCTTAGAGAGAATGATCCTTTTGGTTACATGTATCAGCTTGCTGGTTATGAGAAAGCAGAAGGTACGAATGAAGGTGGTTTCTTAGCTATTAACAAAGAGTCTGGAGAGGTTGCTTTGTATCAGCCAGAAGAACTAGACAAACCTAATGTCGAAGCTAGAATAGACGATTTAATAGAGATGTTTAGTATACAGGAGCTTCCTGACAAATGTTATCAGCCTATACCAGCAGGTACTAAAGGCAACATGAAACTACCTATGGGCTGCGTGTACTGCTCACACAAAATAGAATGTCACAGTGATACTAACAATGGTAAGGGCTTACGTATGTTTAAATATGCTAAGGGTATAGAGTATCTTACTAGCGTTAGGTCTTTACCTAGAGTAGAAGAAATAATATGAGAAAGAAAACATTAAAAAAAATTGATAACAAAGTAGATAGCTTGTTGGTTGAGTGGGTTAAAAGTCTGCTAAGTGACGAGGAGCAAGAACAAGTTACTCTTGAAAATTATAAAACTTTATTACCTAAAGAAGAATACATATTAGCTAGAGGTACAAACTACTTATCATTTTATACTTGCCGATGGGCTAGGCAAAATATAAAAAAATTAATTCGTAAAGGCGTGGACTTAGACAGTATAACTATTGGAGATTTAGAATGGATGCTGAAAAAGACAAGCACGAACCGTCAGTTGAACAGCTTCTAATTATTATGGCTTGTACGTTACAGCTACGTGGTGGTGATTTAGAACTTGAAGAATTAATATTTCTTAGACAAGCAATAGATAAAGGAATAGACAGCCACAGAAAGGAGATACATTGAAAAGAAAACCACGTAAGAAAAGACCTAAGCATATAAAAATAGATGGGTACGATAGTATATGGGAATACATACTACACGATACCTTACTCAAAGAATGGGAGCATCACTCAGAAAAAGTAGAGTACACTGTTAAACATACTTACGAACCAGACTTCAGAAGGACTTTACAAAACAAGACAATTTTGTTAGAATCTAAAGGTAGATTTTGGGATCACGCTGAGTACTCTAAGTACATATGGATACGCGAAAACCTGCCCAAGAATACCGAGTTAGTATTTTTGTTTGCTAACCCCTCCGCGCCAATGCCTAATGCTAAAGTAAGAAAGGATGGAACTAAACGCAGCCACGGTGAGTGGGCTAGTGTTAACGGGTTTACTTGGTACTCAGAAGATACCTTACCTGATAAGTGGGTTGATATGAAGGCAAGAGAAACAGAAGAATTTTTATTAAGAAAACGTGCAGCAGAAGAAGCAAAGAAGGAAGAAACTAATGTCGAGATTTAAACAGATAGAAGCTATATTAGAAAAAGATATGGAAGATGTAGTAAACAATCCTATCCATTATAATAAAGGTAAAGTTGAGTGTATTGAAGCTATCGAAGCTATGCTAACTAAAGAAGAATACCTTGGGTATCTTAGGGGTAATGGCTTTAAATATCGCTGGCGTTTTAGATACAAAGGTAATCCCTTAGAAGATTTAAATAAAGCAGAATGGTATGATACTAGAGCTAAACAATTTGTTATAGACAATCCTGAGTTGACGGAGAAATCAAATGACGATGGAAAGAAAAGCTGAGCGAACCGCTAAGTTTAATAAAAATAAAAAATCAAAAACTAAACAGAAATCTAAACGATACAAAAAAGAAAAAAAGGAATACACGAATGACTTTGAAAACTCAAGAGTATCTTGGGATACAGATAGATTATGATAAAGAAAAAGAACTTAGTCAATTTTCATTAGACACATTAAAAGATAGATACTATTGGGAGGAAGAAGATCATGCTCAACAAGCTTTTGCTAGGGCTGCAATATTTGGGTCAACGTACAAAGGACACACTGATTACGGTCTTGCACAAAGACTTTATAACTACGCAAGTTCTTGCTGGTTTATGTTTAGTACCCCTATACTTAGTAACGGGGGAACCTCTCGCGGTCCCCAT